ATACAGAAAGAAAAACCCTAAAGCTACACTTGAAGATGCTGAATCTTTTGTAGAAAATCAAATTGCAGAGGAGGAATACGATGGATCTTGAAGGTATGGATGAAATGAAATTTGTCAGCATTAATAGCGAATATTTAATAGTTAGTAATGCTAATAAAGATTGTATAAAAATTCCTATGGATCTTGATATTTTAATTCAATTAATTAATCAGGCTGGGAATGCTTTAGTCGTTGCTAATGAAAGAAGAGAGCAAGAAAAAAAATTGCAGAATATGTCAAAAGCGATGGGTGATGCAGCTCTTTTAAAATACACTGTTAAATATTAATTAGATATGGCCTGTGATTTATGTAAAAAATTACAAACTAATTCGTGTCCAAGATGTAATAAAAGAACTATAGAATCGTGGAAAATAGCCGTTTCTATGTCTTCTACATCGCGCGCGAATAAAGGAAAAAAAAGTTAAAGTCAATATAGAAATTACAAAAAAAAGTGAGGAGATTATGCATATGAGTACGCAAGTACACAAAACATTAGAGGAACTAGGTTACATTGAAGACCAGGTAAAAGACGGATTACAATGGACCAAGGAGGCAGGACAAATAAAGGTAACGGTTATAATACCGGCAAAAGAAGATACAATGAGGTTTTATCATTCTTTACCAACCACTCTGGAGATAGAAAGCGGCAAGGCTAACAAGGTACAGTTAAGTTTTGATAATTTTGATACAGCCAAGAAGATAGCACACGCCGTTTTCTCATCTTTTGAAGCCTTCGTTCCCTCTAAAAGATAATAGGAGGTTATTTTGAGGAAGGCTCTTTTCGAGTAAATTACACTATCGCTCACTTAGGATTAACATATTGAGTGCGTTTATATCCGCACTTTTTCATTTATCCAATGTTGGAGTGGAGGTCAGCCTTCTGTCTGTAGATTATTCTATAACTTGCGGCACAAGGAAGAAGAGAGCTATTGAAACAGAAAAGGAGGGCGAATATGACATTTCTTGAATTTTATTTAGTTATGATGCTAGGTATTGCGACATTTTTAAGCATTATTGCACAATCAACATCTTGACGAACACTGCGTATTAAACTACATCTAGTATTAAGTGGACGAAGGACTCATCTAATGTTTTTTAACTCCCTTTAAATAACATTAAACCTAACCACGATTGCAGCCACAACGGTCCCTAGTTTCCTCTCTACTAGGGGCCAATTTTTTTAAACACTTTTCCCAAGACTCTTGCATTATATTATCTTCTGCAAAAGCAGATGGATACATCTTTAAGCTTGTAGCAAATCCCTTCTTTGGAACGATTATAAACAAACATTTTCTAAGATCTGATGCTACTACACATAATATATCCGCACTCGCGCGCCCTAGCGGGCGCTTTTCCGCACCCACATTCGTTTGATATGTATAGCGTTTTGTTTTTGATGTTGCGTTCTTCGCAAAAGGATGGCCGCTCTTTACTTGGATCCGTAATGGTCTGTCATTGTAATTGACAATAAGGTCGTAGCCGGGGGCGTCTACAAGGGAGGTTTCGTACCCCATTCCCTCTAGCTCTAGGGCAGCCAACAATTCGCCCATGCGGCCCAATTGTTTTTGGTTCGTTTTTCTCTTCTTACTCACCCATGCAAAACTACACACATTTGAGAAAGATGTCTAGTTTGCTTAGTTTACATCATCGTCAAATTCATGCGGTATGTCGCGTGGCTTGCCATAATATTGGATCCTCAGAGCCTCCATGCGTTTTGCAAATTCAGGTAAGCTCAATTCCATCTTGTCACCAAACAGATCCCAATTGTGCATGACGCTTTTTAAAATTTTTGTATCTTTACTCTCTTTCCATAACCAACGGAAACATAAAAAATTTCGTATTGTATAAACAATGTTCATTTAATTCTCCATTTCAAAGTTAATGTCCAGCTGCGTATCTTCCGGGTGATCTATTCCCTCTGGACCGGTTTTGATGATAATAGGAGTACGCTCTCCTATATTGTGACCGACAATATTGATGTCGATAAAATCTTCCGCCTCTTCTTGACTCGCTTCTTCGTTTTCCATGTAGATTCCGACCATTCTATAATAATCATAGACAATAACATCCGGGAACCCGGATCTTTCACCTATACCGATGATTGCAGAATTGAAACCATCCCATTTTAATAAATTTTCTTCCATAAATCGCTTCTCTTTCGTTTTAAGCAGTTAGTATATACTACAAGTCCCAAAACACCTAAATCGTCTGTAATCAGTTTAAATCGTCTTTTAGGCTAATTTCGGTTACATCTACATTAAATTCGGCCTTATCTCCCTTCATTAAGTATTTTTTACATATTCTTTCTAAATTTTTAACTAAATGAGTAATATTAAAACTCTTAATGTTAAAAATCTTCGGAGGATCCATGCCAATAATTTCTACATCTTTCCATTTACTCCAATCAGGAGTTTTTTCTTTCATCTCTATTTCAATTGTTATGATATATTTTACATTCATATTAAGATCCCGGCTCAAATTCTCCAAGTCCCGTTGCAAAAGGTCCGTCAGGAACATCTAACCAGACACGCGGTTTCATTCCAGGCGCTGATGCTTTTACAATCTTGTCTTGATCAATTAAAGTTTGCACCATTTTTTCTAAATGGTTTATACCTTTCTCTTGTAGTTCTGGTGTTAGTCTTTCTTTATGATGACCAATGCCATTGGCTTTACCTGTTTGTGTGAAAGGTTTGCCCTCTAATGCAGCTTGTTTAACACATAGAATTAATTCATCTAATTCATAATCTCTACCACGACGTGCAAGTTGAAGATCTGAACTACGCCCTTCAAGTAATCCGCTATGCGAGTTTCTGACAAATGTTCGGATCTCTCTATCGGCTGGTCCATTACTCTTCACAACAGCACCATTAACAATTTTATTTCTTTTAAAATCTATCCGGAGCATTTTACATAAATGTTTCATTTCACTTTCTGGTGGAGTCCATAATGCAAATGCAAATCGAAGACCATCTACAATAGCTGAAGTACCACGAATTAAGTTTCGTGCATGCTCAGGTGTTGTTACCGGGTTCTTCATATCCATTTTTGCCATATGATGCACCAAGAGCCATGTGGCGTTCGTTTCGGCTGCAAGTCTTGCGAAGTGTCCCGTAACAAATGCCCCGGCTGCTGGATCCGCATTAATATCGACATATACAAATGATGCTAATGGATCTATGACTACAAGAACTAAATCGTCAATCTTCTTTATTTGTGCTATAATCTCTTCCCACTCTTCCGTGGCTTCAAATCCTTTTCGTGTTGGAATAATAATTGGTCTTACTCCACCATAGTTAGGAAAGGGTAATATTTTTAAATCATATCCCGTTTCAGAAAATCGTCTTCCGTTAAAATCAACACCCTCTATTCTTCTATGGATCTCCGCAGCTTCGTCCTCAGCCGTTAACATAACCACAGATCCATTTTGTCTCAGCGTTGCATCGAAAGCTGTATCATATCCAACTTTGCCATAAGCAAGCTTTAATCCTAAATCTAAAGTTAACATACCTTTACCGGTATCGCCGGCGGCAGCGATGACGCCAGCGACACCTCGGGGTAATGTGTTATCCAGAAGGTATTCAAATTGAGGAGCTTGACCTTCCTTATATTGAGAAACAGATAGACTATCATCGAGAAGATTGATAATCTTTACATCGGTATCTTTCTTATAAAGAAAGGACTCAATATCGAATCCTTCAGCGATAGCGTCTGCTGCGTCCCATCCTTTTGGCTTTCCTTGCTCCGGTTGTAAAACCCGAACAGTATTACACAAAGTTAAAAGATGCGATGCTGCGGCAGTGCTATATTTCAAACCAGACTCATCATTGTCTGGCCATATAACAACATTACGCCCATCTAAGGGGGACCAATCGGTCTTGGAAACAGGTGCATTCGATCCAGCCATAGCTGTAGTAGCTGTAATACCAACTTCCCTAAGAGCGTCCACACACTTTTCTCCCTCCACTAATACAATCATATCTTCAGTAGAACATGTTGCAATGTTCTCGCGATTATATAATGGACGAACTTGTGGGAACTTTTTCTCTCCCGAAGGAAGCACAGGATAAAATGTCTTATCTCCACCCTTAAATTCTTTTCGCATTACATAACAGATGATTTCATTATTCTCATCTTTATATACATGCTTTTTAGAACTCACGACCTCGCGCGCGGCTGGCGCCACGCTTTGCACCGGCTTGCGCGATGTCTGTACACTTATGTAATCTCCAATATCTTTTACCGCATCTTGGAAATCACAATTCTTTACATGTTGCCATAGATCTATGAAGTCTCCGAACATTTTGCCGCCGTTAAACTCTCCGCCTAATCCAGGCGTGTTTTTATTTAAACTAAACGAACAAGAATCTCCGGGGCCACCATGTAAATCCCCACACACAAATTCCTCTCCCCTAATCTTACCATTAGGTAAAAGATGTTGAAGTATGTGGGGTAATCTCGACTGACAATCGGATTTAAATTTATCTAAATCAAAGTCTTGTTGAGGCGGTGCTTCAGCAGTAGTCTTTACATGTCGTAAATCAAAGTTCACTTTCCGTCTCCCAACAATGCGTTTGAAAATCACAGAACCTACAAGAAAAGTGATCCCTCTCAAATGCAATGCGGGGAAGTCTCTCTTTTGCTTTTGTCGCTTTTATTACTAATACAGCCTTATCAATACATTCTTGCGCAAGTTTAGAATCAAAAGGAACTAACTCATGATACAGTTCTTGCGTATTTTTATTTACCACGGAAAACAATGCCGGGTGTTCCATTAAGTTCATATAGTATTGATAAACAACAATTTGTGAATGATATAAAACATTATGTCGTGCTACACCTTTGCGTTGAAACGATTTAAAATTTTTATCGTTAGCACTTTTACACTCCCATAACATGGGATATTTAATTCCTAAAGGTCCGCCTGCAACAATGCCATCGACATGACCTTTTATATTTCCTTCAGCAGTTTCAAAAGAAAATTGTCTGCCTTTTCTATCATGCGTTCTTAAATCAAAGCCGCCGTTTCTTAACCACAAGGTAAGCATTTCTTCATAAGTATGACCGGCTTGAAAAATTCGTAATGTATTACCTTTTAAAGGGTTATTCTCATCTCTGGGTTGTCCTTCAAGATGATATTGTAATTTTCGTGTACATGCTGTTCCTATATTAGAACCGCCTATGTACCCTCGGATCGGTTCGTCTTTGTTTTTTAATTCTAATGCGTGATTAACATATGGGTTAATACGATCAGAAACATCTCCCTCATTTGGGACGGTTGAAAGATTCCACATTTAAAGCTCCTAAAATGGTATTGGATCATCAAATTCCACATCATCTATTTTTTCTTCTTCTTCTTTGGTGAAAGGTTTTTCATATTTTTTATAAAACCAATCATCAATAACTTCTCTATGAAAAATCATAAAAGCCTCTGGCTCTTTAGATTTAAAAATCATATGTAAATTATAAATTAAATCAAATATTTCTTCCCTACTAAATTCATGTAATGTTTTGTTTAAAAAATTTTTTTCTTCTAAAAATTTAAAAACTTCAGGTAAGCATTCTTTTAATGCATCTGGTAAATGGCCCATATCGACTGTTGCGAAATCAGGCTCTCTATCCCTCCAATTATATTTCATTTTCACTCCTTCTTTTGCGAGACACATAGGACAACAAAACCATTTCATATCTTTGTTAAAAACATCTGATTTGCCAAAACCATGATGTCCTATGTTATGACACGAAGAACAACTCTTTAACCCCGTGCTTGTTATATTTAGGTTTCTAAGGGAGGCTTTAATGTTAAGGGTGTCAACATAACCTGGAGCGCCCCCCTTAGAGTTCTTGCGATACTTACTTTGCGCCATTCGCAGATCTGCGGATGACTTGAGATACATATTGATTTGAACAATTTACTTCTTTACCAATCTGAACATTTGATAAACCTTCAGATTTTAACTTTAAAATTGTTTCAGCTTTGTCACTAAATTTTTTTCTCCCTCGACTTTCTTTAAAAAGATGAGGGTTGATCTCATGAAACTCAAGTATTTCATTATGAAGTTCTTCCATGAGTTTAATAACAGTACCCATCTTAGTAAGCATGCTCTTACTTAATTCCATCATTATTCCTATTGATTCATCCAATCAGGTTTATCTGATGTTGGTTGAGCTGGTTGAGCTGGTTGAGCTGGAGGAACATTTTGTGTTACTTGCTCTTGAACAGGCGGTTGTGCTGGTTGAGGTGTCGGGGCAGCTTGACCTTGCATGACACCAAAGGCTTGAGCATATTGATAATAAATATCAGTACCTCTATCTAAAGCATGTATGTAAGATATCTCATTACTATCAGGCCACTTATCACCAGATCCATCATTCTTTAAATTTCCCGGCTGTAATTTTACTTTAACAACAGCATGAAGTCCGTTTAAAAAATCCCATCCATTACCCACTTGATTAAATAATTTACCAGCTTCAGGTGAATCATCTTTCCAAGAAATACCATAATTAGAACATACAAAAGCTCTTAAATTTTCTCTTGTTATATCTAAACTTATGTTATTAGGATCTGCATGAAAGACAGTAAAGTTTTGCCAAAAACTAGATCCTTCATTTGGTCCGGCGATAACATCAAATCTTGCTCTCAAATATCGAGTTCTGTTATCACCTGTTTGTTGAGAGGAATAATGTTCATAAGGATTGTTCGGAACAATTTGCTCAGGTTTTCGTGGTGTGCCAGCTTCATCAACATTTTTACTTGGATCTTGTAATGTTAATTTTACAGGTACTATAGTTTTATCTGCTATTAAAACCCTTTCGTTTGTAGTTCCGGTTGCTTGAGTGTTTACTTCTGATAAATTCATATTCATATTATTTCTCCTGATTTGTATATTGTTTATTATCTGTTATTTTTACTAATACATTGCCTAAGTGAGCCTCTTCTAAAAGCTCTAATTTACCAGAACGATCTTTAGCTGGTAGATCCCAAATGTTGTCTCTGTTACAGACAAATTTTCTTATCATTTGTTTAGGTTGATTTGGATCTTGATTAGGATCAGGTATCGTGATGTAACATAATTGTTCATCAACAATACCCGGAATGATGTTACGCGCAGTACCATCTAATTGTATTTCATAATAGTCTCTGTCCGCCTCATCTTTTTTCTTATCAAGAATGCCTACAAAGATTACATTCTTGTTTTTTATATGTTGTAAATGAGTAGCCCAAGTCACTAACTCAACTCTAAGTTGTCCATAAACTTTCATTGTGTTTATAGTGCCACCTTTTGTTTGAGCGTCTGGTTGTTGCTCTGCCCATTTATAACATAATCGAGATGCCACGCTGATAGAGTCTACGAATAAAGTATCATATAAATTACCATCCTTAATTTCTTTTGCAAAATCTGGATATTTCGCAGCCACTTTATCATAATGTTCTTGACTATAACTCATGGTTGATACTGTCACAGCTGGATCCGGTCCGCCTAATAAAACTGCAATATCTTTACAGTCTTCCCAATCTCTTGGCTCTAAAGTTTTACCTTTAAAATTACGAACAGATAGATCACCAGATTCAATATTTAAGAACAATGTTCTTTCTTGATTTAATGATAGTATCTGTGTTGTTTTACCAATGCCCGGCTCGCCAAGTAACATTACTTTTGCACCATAATCGGCATTTAATCTTTCATTAGCTGAAATTATTTCCATGTTATTCTCCCTTGTTTTCAGTGATTTTAAAAGACGCTTCATCAGGCACTACAACTGTTCGTGCTTTTTGAAGTAAAGTTTTAATCTCAGGAGGAGCGTTTTTATAATTGCGTTCGCTCACACTTAATTTTACATCAGCGTAATGTTTAGCAGTATCACTTCCGTGTTTCTGCTGTAGATCATCAAATGCTTTAGTAAGCAGTTCTTGATCCCATTGTACTTTTGGAGTGAGTGAGGCTTCAACTTTGAAACCATCAACGTGATCGAAGGTTCTCGTTCCGGTATCCACTCCATCGTCTTGCAGCCGTGCCATCAAGCGTTGCCCATCATATCTATGTAAGGCACTCCTGAGTTTAGAGGCAGTATTTCTATCTTCTCTTTGTTGTTGAGTAAGAAGGAAAAGATTTTCTACAACCTCTTGTTCTGACAATTCGTTAATTTTAAGTTTACTAAACTTGTTGCATGTTTTTTTTTGCATTTTTTAATCCTTTATAAGTAGTTAATAAGTTGGCGATTTTTTTCACCGTTTTGATTTTTATATATCGTTTACATTTGTAATACAAGTAAAAAAAATATTTTTTTTTGTAATCTTGTAAACTGATACAATATATATATAATGTAAACTGTTTTTAAGGAGAGTAACATGGCAGAAAACAAAAAAGAAAAAAGCTATTCAACGGCTAGAATATATACAGAGGATCTAGCTCGTTTAAGAATTATGGCCAAGCATTCAGGTAAGACACAAATATCTGTTTTAAATCAATTAATTAGATTTCAATGGAATAATGAATTTGGTAAAGATGAAGATGTTTCTGTTAGTGGTATTGAATCAATAGGTTTATCTACGCCGTCTTAAATAGATCCTTCGTTTCTTTTATCTAGTTCATCAACAAAGTAATCGGCAAAACCATCATAACCAGCACCTTGTAAGTTTGCTATAACTTCAGTGATATCATCAGCTTTTCTGTTAGCTTCAATCATTGCATTAAATTTAGCAACTTCTTCGTCACTTCCTAAACTAATATTTTGAAGTCCAGGTGCTTCAGCTAATGCTTGGCTGGAAAATGGTTGTGCAAATATTAATTCATCATCACTAAAATCATCTGGAGTGCCAGCGTCATCCCATATATTATTGAGATCAGGATTTCTATATCCAACTACATTATCTGGTTTTCCATAATTTCTTGTAGCGTCTGGAATTAATCCACTATCAACAGCATTATTAATAAGATCTATTTGGTTATTTAATTTACCCCATCCGCCTTCATCAAATGCATCAGGTTTTTCTCTATTTACTATTTCTGCAAAAGCCTCAACATCTCCAGTTACTCCACCCACTTCAATAGCTTTCATAAGAGCGTTTGTAGCAACAGCATCTGAACCGCCTAACTCTTCAATTTGTTGGCCGACATATCCAACACCACTTTTCTTTTTTCCTCCCGGCATACTTGTAAATGTAGTAGCATCAGAAATAGCTTTTGCTCCTTCATCATTTATACCAACATCTATTCCCTCTAATTTAGCTTGGAAGATAATACTATTTACTTTGTCAGCAGATCCTACCAATGTTTTTACTGTATCAATTTCACGACCTCCGTCATATACAGGTTTAACATCTACATATCCATCATCTCTTACGGTAGCTTCAGTTCCAACTGTATAAGGTTCTGGTCCTCCAAGTGCCATTTGCATAAGCGCTGGAGCCATCCCTATTGCTATTCCGGGTAATCCTCCGATACCTGCAAGTGTTGTTATAATACCCAAAGTTCCAGATGCCATGCCAACAGCGCTTCCTTCTTTAATAGCCTTGCCTAATTGTAATGCTGATAAGGCAACAGATATTCCTTCTCCAACATTTAAGCCACCTTTATAACCAGCTACATCTCCGCCACCTTTGCTTAGGAAATCAAATATACCTCCGCCCTCATCAGCTGCATCTAAAGTTTCTTCAGCTCCTACTAAATCATTATATTCCCCAGCAGAAATAACATTTCCTGTATTTTTACTTACATAATTTCCAGCTTCATTTAAAGTATAAGTTGAGGAATCGCCTAGAGATGATATAAGGCTTTCTGCTTTCGTCATACCGGGATCATTATAAAAAATTCCAGTTCCTTCACCAGCTATATTTGAAGCTCCTGCCTCAGTAAATTCTAACGGATCCAATATTTTAACTATTTCGTTAACATTAGACGGATCACCTAATCCAAGAGTTGTTATGCCGGATGCGATTGACGGAGTTATTTTTACTAATTTTCCTAAAGAATTTTTCTTATAAAAATTACCAGCTTCATCCATTATTAAATTTTCATCGGACATAAAATCATCACTAGACGTTTCTTCTAAACTAAAAATATCTTCATTATCTTGCGATGTCCCTACATCTAATTCGTCACCACCACTTGCAAAAGTTTCAATTTCATAATCTTTTACTACTGGTATTTTTCCTTTGTCTCCGCCTATAAGAAAATCTAAAGCGTCTACACCTATAACCTTGCTTAATAAAGATTGATAAAGAGCGTCATTACCTTGAATATTTAAAATATCTTTATCACTATAACCCGCTTCTTTAAGATCATCTTCTAACTTATTCATTTCTTCTACTTGACTTGCGTCAGCAGTTGTTTCTACCTCTTCAACATAAACATTACCTTGTCTATCTACGCCTGCACCAGTTCCTGTAATAAACTCTACACTGTCTCCAGCTAAATTTGTTAAATCACCCGTAAAAGAAGTAGGATCATCTAATTCATAAACAGTTACTTTTTCTGTTGGACCAAGATTATCTTCCTCTGCTTGCAACATACTATCTATGGCCGCATTTGTCATATCATCTAAACGTGTATAATTATCATCTGCTCCAAATATATCGTCATCAGGCTCTAAATTATCATATAAATCTTCTTCAAATTTAGTTTCAATATTGTTCTCAATTATTGGATCTATTTTACTATCAATAATATTCGTTAAATTAGCACTCATATCATAGCCAGTTTGATTTAAAGCTTGATTAATTTTAATTTGTTCTTCTGTTGATAAATCACCAAAACCCATTCCACTTGATAATTTACTAATAATTGTTGGCATTGCAGCTGAAAGACCGGCTCCAATCAACAATCCTAATATTTGTTCACCAGTCCCAGGCCCTTTAACTACGGGTAATTCTAAATCAACATCACCACCTCCACCTGGTCCGGGGCCTATGATGACGCCGCCGTCACCTCCGCCGCCTCCGCCGCCTCCGCCGCCAGAGCCTCCAGATCCTCCCCCGCCGGTGTTCCCGGCACCCCCGCCACCTGGGACGGTCCCACCACCAAAGGTTGGATCTCCTAAATTAGGATTACCTGATCCTAATCCGGGACGTCGTACGCTTCCTTCAAATTGTTGATTAAATGTTCCAGTTCCTGAACCGCCAAAGAATTGATCGGGATTCATCGTAACATCAAAAATGTCCAATGGAGGGTTCTGAAGATTTTGACCAGTCATAAAATTCTGAGCCGGTCTTCTAACAAATTGAGCGTCTGTTCGTGTCATGTAGGGGCCATAACCGCTTGAATATAATCCACCTATTCCTGTTTTATTTTCTGCCATTATGCTCTACCTCTTGCTCTTAATAGTGCTTGTGTTGTCGGATTCGTTCCCGCAGCCCCAAGTGCAATATCTCGTTCTATATTACCTGAAGATAAATCCATTGCTGGACCGCGTAAAGATATTTCTTGAGGAGAAGGTACAGGTATTCGAGGAGTTTGTATTTCTACAGCTCTTTCATCTCTTTCTACTTCTGGACCACCTTGTGTTTCTGGTCTTACAGATTCAGTTACTCTTTCTGTAACTTCTTCTACACGAGGTTTTACCTCTTCTTGCATTAATTCATTAACTTCACCAACAGCAGCTTTACTTCCAGATCCTACAACTCTATTTAAACTTTGGATAAAAGCATCGCGTAAAGCTACTCTAGCTCTTTTCATTTGTGCTAAAGTTTCAGGAGGAGTAAGCGCCCATCTCATATAGGCTGGCGATTGAATTGTACGAGCCATTACCATTGCTCTTCCTATTTTTGTTAAACCGTTCCATGCTTGTCTTCTGTTTCCTCCTAAAAAACCACCAGCAACATTAGTAGATGCTGTAGCTGCTTGTAGTCCTACGCCCCGTTGTTTTTTTGCCCCTCCTAATGAAGAAACTAATTCAGCTTCTTCTCTTATTAAATCAATTGCTTCTCTAAAACTTTTAGGTTGTTTACCAAATATTTTTTTATTAGTGAAATCCATACCTGCACCAAAAATTTCATCTAATTCGGAATCTGTATATCCAGCTATTTTTCCATCACCCGACAATATTCTTCCTAATTTTCTAGGATCTAAAGCATTAAATACATCATCGGTAGCATTTCCAGATCCTTTATCAATTAAGCGCGCTAATAATAAATCTCTTGCATTAGTTCTAAATGCATCATATTCATCAGCTAAATTATTTTTCCCAGCCTCTCTTAATTTTTTTATATGTTTATCAGCTGCTCTGAAATATTGCACTTGTTCGCCGGGACTTCTCCCCGCAATATAACGTAGCGCTTGACCTCCTGTTTGGTTTTCTGCAAGATCTGTCATTTTTGCAGATTGAGGCCCAACTAAAGTTTCTGATAATTCTTTTCCTTCTTTTAACCTACTAATTAATTCATCTATTTGAACACCACCTGCGTTAGGGGCTGTGCTATCTAAAAGAAGATCATCAGCTATAAATGTAAAATTATCGATTTCTCCGTCAGCAATATTTCTATTTAATTTTTGAATACTTTCTATCATCTCCATACCTTTTCCATCAGGAAAAAGCATTTCAAAAAAAGTTTTATTTTCAAAAGATTTATCTATAAATCCCGCTCCGGCTGTTCCCGGTTCAGATCCTTTTGCAACTCTAGGTTTAGCATTAAAACTATCTATGTATTGTCCAAATTTTCTTACATCAAATTTACCATCAACAGTTGCTTTTTTAATTGCGTTCTGAAAAAATTTCTTTTGTAATATTTCAATACTTTTATCTTCTAAAGCTGGTAATGTATCTGTCATAGATCTACCAAACTCTTGAAAGTTTTGTGTTCGTGTATTACTTCTTTCTATAATGTTTTTTATTGTTATTTCATCTTGTGTCTTAAGAGCGCCAGGAGTTTCCATTTTGTTTTTAACATCCTTTACTATTTCTTCCGAAGTTTTTCCGGCTCTAGCAGCAAAGCTTTCTAAAGTTGCTTGTTCTCCTCTTGTAAATGTTGGTGGTTCAGCTAAATTACCTTGGACACCTTTAAATCCTTCACTTGATTTTGCTTTTCTTATTCCACTTAAAAATTTAGCCATTGCATTAGGATCATTTAATAAAGTATTTATATAATCTCCGGTCGCAGCTTCACCATTTACTACACTACGAACCATAGCCCTAATGGATGCGTCATCCTGATGCGTCATGAAGTCTGCATAATTTAATTGAGCTTTTTCTAAATCATCTACGCTTTTTTCCATTTGTTTAAAAGCATCGCTTAAAAGTTTTTCATCGTTATTAAGTTTAGCTTTACCTTTTAAAGATGTATTAACATCTCTTATTTTATTAGCTGCAAGAGCAATATCATCATCTAAAGCTTCTCTTAATTTTCCTAATCCAAATGTTGAAGCGTCTCCACCAATAGCTTTTTCTGCATCAAAACCATTTATATATGATCTTATTGCGTTTACTTGTCTTAAAGTTAAATGAGAAAGACCTCCTTTTTCAGGATCTGGTTCTAAAATCTTTTTAATGATTGTGTTAGATATTACGTTTGGATCTCCTCCCGATTGTTCCAAAGTAGCATTTAACATATTTCTAAAATTTGTTGGTGCTATAAAAGCGGGACCAACAGGCCCACCTCCATCTAATGGAGTTTGTGTTTTCAAAATTATAGTATCATCAAATTCTTCTAAAGTTTTTCCTAAATCCTTAATTTCAAGTAACTTACTATTTGCCATTCCCATATCTATGTCGATAGCTAAAAATGTATCATCCATTGTTTTATGAAAAGCTTGTTGCACTTCACTTAATTGTTTAGCTGCTTGAGCTGGATCAAATCCTTCTGTTTCCACCTTTTGTAAAATATTATCATAAGCTGAAGTAAGATAATTTTTAATATCTTGTTCTGCTAGTTCTACTGTTTCACTTCCAATTCTTAATTTTCCTTTTTCAAATTTCTCTACCATCTCTTCTAAAGCTTTAATATCTAAAAAATCTTCTCTTCCATCAAATAATTGATCGGCTATTCTTTTTCTTAAAACTTGAGCATTTTCTTCTATTCTGCCGGGGAAAAGTGTTTCAGCTATTCTTACATTAATACCCATAATAGGTCTGTTGCTTAATCCTTCGGCTGTAATATCAGGTGTATATCCTTCATCAACTAAACTTCTTAATTGAGCTGCTCTTTCAATTCCTTCTTCTGTAGCCCCCTTACCTAAAAATACATCTTTAAAAACACCGGTTCCGGTTCCGCCACTCTTTTTAACTAATCTTCTAATAGTATTAAAAAGAACACCGCCAACTAGTTCACCGCCCGCAGCTAACGCTGTTTCTACTGCCGCTCTTTTTCCATATTCATTAAAATCTTCATCTGCTACACCTCGTCCTTTTTGTTGCATTTCATCTGCAAAAGAAAACAAACCAGCTCCTAGCCCCGCTCCCGCACTTGCCGCTAGCAATGGAGCGGCAACAGGTGCAGCTATGACAGCTCCTACTGTTCCTATAATAGAACCTAAAATGGGAAGACCAGCTTGACCAACAAAGTCTGTAACATCACTCCAGCTCAATCCCTCCTCATCAATAGCTATTTTACCTTCTCCTTCATCACCTAATTTTTGTCTTCCAGAAGTCGTAAGAATAAATCTTCCTGATCTATCTACATCCCAAAATTCTTTTTGAGGGCCTAATTCTTTATTTAATAATAAAGCTCTTTCTTTGTCGGTATTTAAATTAGAAAATCGCCAGCGAAATCCTTGATTTTTTATTCCACTTGAATAATCAACATCAGTGTCATATTTTTCTCTTTCAGGAGAACGTGCAATATTTTGATCTACATATTGAGATGGATCTGTTCCTTGTGTTTGAGGAATGTCTGATACTTGAGCTGATTTAAAAAAAGATTCAGCATTGGGATTACCGCTATTAGACTCTCGCTGTCTTTTTAGCATTAATCTTTTTCTTTTTAATTCTAAGGTATCAGCCATAATTAACCTTTTAGCTCAGCATCAATTTCTTCTTCGGACATTTCGTCTACTGGTTTTTGAGAAGATGGTCTAACACCTATATTTTCTTGATAAGTAATTAGCGCATCATTGATAGATGGATGTTCGGCTGCTGCATTATTTATAAATCTTTCATGCTCTTTTAAATTACGAGTTAGTCTGTCTTCCACTTCTCCTAGTTTTACTAACATCTCAGATACTGTATTAAATACTCCTGGTTGGCCTAAAGCTTCTTTAACCATTTGCCTTTCTTCATTAGATATTGTTTTACCGCCTTCTCCCAATAATTGTTTAGCATATTCTAATTGAAGAAAATCAACGACAGCTTTTTGAGTAGTGTATTGTCCCGCAGGTAATGAAATTCCTAAAGCTTGCGCTGCTTTTTCGGCAAAAGATTTAAGGGCAGGCGGCCCACCAGTTGCGCCGTCAGCATTTTCCTTTAACCAATTAATTTTAGATAAACCAGCATTAATATTTTTTATGCCATTATAAACTTCATTAACCACCATAGCAGCGGATCCTTCTGCAGCTAAAGACTCTCTTGATCCAGGGGTTTTACTTACATATTTTTGTAATACTAAATTACTGTCTCCTAAAGGACCTAATTTAAAATCAACTAACTTTCCATATTTAGGTTCAGCAGCTAACTTAGCCATCTCTATTGCTCTTTCTTTTTCGTATTCTCTTTCTTTATCTTCAATACCTTGCTGGCGCAGCTCCGCTGTCCGCGCTCCGCGGGACAGTCCCGGACCAAAACCACCTACTTGACCTGGAGCAATTTCACCATACATTTGAGCTACATTACCAGCTCGTTTTGCCTCCGGTCTGTATTCTGGACTTTTATCAATAAAAGATTCTGTACTTATGCGATTCACAAAATCTTCCACTGTTTCTTCTTTTGGCTCTTCTGGAGTTGGTTCTGTATTGTCGTCTGTTTGTTGTTCTTCTTCTTCAGTGCTAACTGTTGTTGCACCACTCTCATCTGGGTTTTCAGTAGTGCCACTTGCTATCTCAAGATTTTCGGTGAGTTCAGGATTAAATAATTCAATGTCTTCTGCCGTAACTTCATCAGATGAAAGATATTCTGATAGTTTATTTATATCTCCGTCAAATCTTTCCATAATTGCAGTGTAGCGATCAGGGTTTTCTTGAAGATATTCAGCAACAGCTCTATCTCTTTGGTTATTATTACCAATCATATTAATTAATCCATCCTTAACATTAAGGCCTAAAATTCCTAATGGTCCATAATCTGTTTTTATTATTGGTGCGCGATTAGCATGTGGATGTTTCCTAATTATCTCAGGAAGATTAGAAAGAATACCTTCTATCTTTTCTCTATTAATAAGTTCTTTTCTTCTACCAGCATGACCACCGCTTGTACTTGGAATTAAAAATAATGGGCGCCCTTGATCATCAACCGTAATAACTTCTTTTGTTTGTATATTTGGATTTGCTGGAACAAATCCACGTCTTTTACGTGTAGTTGATACCGGTCCACCAACATTATATTTCATCATAGATCTTTGATGCCAAGGTTTATGCATTATACACTCCCTCCACCAAACGGACCTACGCCAGCTATACCGGATGCCATTCCATAGCTATCGCCTTGGTTAGGTAATGGAGTTGATATAGTGTAAGGGTTGTTTGGTAAACTTCCTGTAACACCTGACATATAACCTAATAACTGGAACGGTAAAGATTGTTCAGCATATAAATTAGATTGTCGTGTGTCTAATAAACTTTGGTTATAATCTCTTAATGATTGCCCATATGTTCTAGCTGTATTTAAATCTTGTCCATACATTTGTTGTCCGGTTTGACCTAATTGAGCAAAGTTACCAGCTAAAGATCCAAGTCCAGTTGCTACAGATCCATATCCTTGAGCAACAGAAGGAACAGCTCTTGCCATAGTTCCATATGTGCTACCTAAACTAGTTATGCCTTGAGCTGCAACTTGTTCAGCTTGTCTTTGATTTTGAAAATTTGTGTTATACAAGTTTGCTAAACTATCAGCTAAAGCTTCTTGAGTTCCTTCTTGTATATTAGCTCTTTCTATTCCGTAACGACTTCCGCCTAAAGCTCCAGATCCACCAGCGCTTCGTGCTAAATTACTTAATTGTCTCGCTTCATTATCTTCTAATCTTTTTGTTAATCTATCAGCAACTTGTTCTGTAAATCTATTTTCGTCAGCAATTCCTTGATAGTAAGGTAATGCGCTTTCTACTAAATCCATTCCTTTACGGGTACCTAATATACCTTCTGTAACAAATGGTACTCGCTCTCTTTCTAGCGCTCCCGCCTCGCCATACAGTCTTCTTGCATCTTGTAAGTAAGGAAGAAATTGACCGACTCCAGCGCCAGCAGCTTGGTAAGCGGAGGTTTCTAATCCGGTTAATGGTGCAACTTGTTTAGTAACCGCATCTTGTGAAAAAGGTCTTCCTACATATTCCATTTCTGGTAAAGGATTTCCTAAAGAATCTTTTCGCGTACCATAAATAATATTCCCTTGATCGTCTAACTTAGGTTGCATTCCGCTAATTAAACCCATAGACTGTTGCACTAAGAAATTAAGTAATTCCCTTTTTACAGGATCCATATATGTTTGTTGTGATTGTCCTACTTCAGCCATTATGCTTTTCTTTCTAAACTATTCATTAAATTATACATTTTACGAGTTCCTTTTTCTCGTGAACCATTACCCATATTTCTTACCGCCTCAGCTGTCATAACAAATTCTCCATCAGATAATAAAGCCGGGATAGAATCCGAAGTTCCTGTTCCGGGGCCAGCCGATTCTCCACCGTCTGTTAAATCAGTGATACCACCAGAGCTATATCCTCGTGGACGCATGTTGCGTGCAAAACCTGACATCATTGGATCTAAACTTTCTGCTCTAAATTCTCTTCTTAATCTCTTATCTCTTTCTTCAGCCTCCGCTGCAAAATCTCTTTTCTTGTAATAATCAGGATTAATAGCCTCTAATAAAAGTTTATTCATCATAATCTGATCAAAGTTTTGAAGATGTGGTCCAAAGAATCCTTGATTCAATCCACCAATACCTTGATTAAAATTAAATCCTCCTTGTCCAAAGCCGGGGGCTTGAGGACTGCCTTGACTTATCATGCTTACTTTTCCATCACCACCAAGAATAAATTCTTTTCCGCTCTTTGGATCGTAATACCGTTGTGTTCCTCCCGGACCTTCTGTTATTTCATAATTCGGTGCGCCACCGCGACTTGTTCCTTGAGATTGAGGTAAACTCAATATACCAGCTGGATCATTAAAACCTTTATAAGAAGTTGTACTTATTTGTTGGGAAGGTTGATTAGATCCACCACCCATAGATGTACGCATTAGTTTTGGACCTTCTGGGGGAGTAAAATCAGGTAAACCAGCTGAAGGAGCTTGTTTCGATTGAAAGTATTGTAAATAATCTTCATGAGTATTAAATGCGCCAGGCTTAATAACTCCTAAATCTTTAAAAGTTTGAAAGTCTTCTTTTCTTAAATTTCCAGAACGAGCTAAATTTGTATATTCTTGTTTTTCTTTAGGACTTAATTTTGCAAAAGCTTTTTGCTTATCTTTAGCACTTAATGATAAAGGATTCATAGATCGTGATAAATTACTTAATAAAAAGTTTCTTTTAAAATCATCACTATCACCACCAAACAATTGCATAATGCCTGCGGTGCCTAAAGAACTCATTAAATTCTGAGGTTTAAAAAATTGTTTACCAGTATCTAGAATAAAATCATACCACGCCATATTGTCCTCATGTTATTTGAAGTAAAGAAACTATTGAATCTATTGCTGTTCCTGTCCCAGCGTTTATTTTCAATACGTCACTTGACTCCAAAATTATAACTTCTCCGTTTTGAAGGACTCGTTCTTGTGTGCTTGCAGACACTGATGTTTCGTTCCATACACCTGTAGTGGTTGAGGAACTATCTAATACTTTTGTAGAAACTGTTACAGCTCCTCCAGAGGTATTATATATATTTACAACTTTAACTATAGCTTGTCCACCTTGTGGGCAAGTATAAATTGTATTATCGCCCGATGATAAACCATTTTTCACAATATTTAAATAGGCTCTTGCCATTAACTTATAAACCAAGAAAAAGTCTCAGACTCTTCTCTAGTTTCCTCTGGTGTTTGTAAGCTGGTAAATATCCTTTGAATATCACCTACTAACCTTCTAAAATAGGATTCTTGATACTCTCTTTCCGGGAGCGGTAAAGTTGTTTTTGTTAATACTTGTTCAGGTGTTCTGCTCATCTTCTACCATCCGGTTTCATATCTAATCTTACTCCTCCCAATCTCCATTGTTGGCCTGTAGTAGTGCTTTCAAAACGAAAAGCAGCTTGTCTACTTCTGATGCGAGAATATAATTGTTGTGATCCCGTAGATCCGCTGTTACTTGCTCCCGTTTGAAATGTAAATGTTTGATCTGTTATTGGAGGATTCAAGCTAGATGAATAATCTCTTACTTTTACAATGATATTCATGTCTTGTGAAGCTGATGTTCCATAAAAATAAATATCTGGCAATATACGCCTAATAAACATCATTTGATTACCGGCTCCAATATCAATATCACTTGATTCAATATAAGCCGTCATTGCAGATCCATCGTCATCATCTCCAGTTTCTTGGTTATATATATAATTATTGGTTCCGGCTGCTATAGGATTAGTAACTGAAGTTCCTACATCATCCCAAGCTGTTCTATCCATTGTGCCTACAGCCCAAGTTCTTTCTACATAATTATAAGTTACATATCTATTTACTTCGGTAGAATCAGCACTTGGATAAAACCAAGACACTTCATTAAAGTTTTCATTTCTAGCAGCAAAAACTTTGTAGCGTTGTGACATATTAATATCGTTAAATACATAATTTCTTACACTACATGGCAAGGTTTGAACTGAACCGGTATACACATAAAAGTTTTCACTATCAGCAAAAAAGATACCATTATTAGCATTGATAGCTGCATTGGGTGATAAGATAGAAGTACCTTCATCCATCAAACTAAAATTAAAAACAAAATTTGTTCCAGAATAAGTCATGGCATATAAAGCTGTGTCGGTCCAAATTAATATTTCTTGTCTTGTTTTAATTCCTCCAATAATTTTACTACCAGATGATAGTCGATAATCACCAGCATTATTTTCATTTAATACTTGCCAGATATTTGGATTTTCTGTGTCAGACCAACGAATAAGCATAGGATCTTGTGTACTAGATCCTTGTTCATTAGCTCCTAAACAAATAACATGTTTACCAAGTTCACTAACAAGAACTTGTGTCGCTACTGTTGGTGCAAATCCATCCGCTCCGGCTTTAGCAGATAAAGCAACTGCCGGGGCAGAAACTCCACCTGATTTATCCCAATAATAAACACCGCCATTATTAACATTAAATACTAAATCTTCACCAAAATTATCTTTACCCCATAATCGTAATTGTTGGCCGTCTGTTAATGATGTAGCCGCATTACCCCATCCAATAAAAGTATCGGCTTGTTGAACAATAGCTCCAGCTGTATGTGTTGCGTCTTGTGTTCCTGATTGACCTCTTGTACAGCTTGTAAAAGATGTAGCTGTTAATGCTCCATAAGTTATTAATTCTTCATTAATTAATATTGTTCCTGTTACTGTAAAACCAGCAGTGGATACTACATTAATGGTGCTAGAGCCAGCATTATTAGTTCCGGTTGTAGTTGTTGATTGCACTCCTGTTTGTGTTCCACCAAAAAAACCAGCTCCAAAACCTACACCAGCTGTATAGTCTACTGAACCCGTGTTAATTTGATAAACAGCATTAACTGAACCACCTCCATTTACTGCTGAACTCGCAGAGGTGGCTACATTTATGGTGTAATTATCATTATCAATAATTGTAACTATCTGATGTTCTTTATTAAAATCTGCTGCTGGAACTCCGCCCACAGCGCCACTTCCTGAAAAAGTTACAAAATCATTTTGACCAGCATTATGGCCCGCATCAGTTACGGTAACTAAAGTAGATCCGTTAACAGTTGTAAATGGATTTGTTAGTGAAGAAGTTTTTCTCGTTGGCGTAATATCATTATAAGCTTCACCTTCTGATACATAAAATTTAAGATTAGTTCCAACACCTATATATTGACTTCCGTCAATAGCAGCCCATTGATTTAAGCTACGGCAAATTCCTTGAAAAGTATTACTTCCTCTTTTCTCCCAACCACCTATTTTTTCTGGAAAACCTGAACGAAATCTTACTTTGTCAGAATCATACCATCCACCCTCATTTGAATAGCGTGTTCCTTCTTTTATAACTCCAGGTTTGAATTGAACATTCTCTAACATTGTTTACCTTAAGTTGGGAATGATGCGCCATATAAATCTATACGAGATCCTGATTTTAAGGTGTTGCCACCTAATTCACTAAAAACTAAGCCATATACAGCAGTCGCATTTGCTGACGCTTCCTTTATATAACATTGACTTGTAGTACCTATATCACCAGTTGCTCCACCATCTTTTGTACACGTAGATTGAGCATTACCAGCAAAATTATTTCCTGAAGAGTATTGAGCATTTCTAAATAAATACATTGTTCCCTCAACAACTACTTCCGTTGATGATGAAGAAGGGACACTTCCAACAGCAATAACTCCTGTAGCTGCATTAGAAGATTTATTTGCATTTGATGTTACAGCGCCTCCACTAGCTCCTGAAACATCTTGGTAGATAAATGTGCTGTTAAATATGTTACTAGCAGATACTTGGCTACCAGCTGAATCGACTAAACCAACTCTAAATGTTGTTAAAGTTGTAGCATCAAAAAGTAACCGATAAGTAGCCCACCATACATCATAAGCAACAGATCCAAAAATAGTCATAGAATTTGCTCCACCACTTATAGCATTACCTACAGTTGACCATGCTCCAATTGTTCCAATATCAACAAACTGTAAATTTCCAGAACTGTTCATTTGTAAAATTTGTTCGGAAGTTCCAGAAGAACTAGGGAATTGATAACCACCCGTGCCGCCTATAGTAAAATCATCGGTAATTGTTCTATTAGCAACATGAAGGGCAGAAGACGGATTGGCTTGTCCAATACCCACTCTATTATTTGTTTGATCTAATACTAAAGTATTTGTATCAAAGTTTAATCCATTAGGAATAGAAACAGCATTACCATTAATTGTTGTTGTATCTCCAGAGGCATCGCCTAAAGTAGTATTTCCATTCACGCCTAAATTTGTAGTTACTGTTAAAGCTTGACTTGCTGTTACATCTTTAGAAAGAACAACACTTCCCGTTCCGTTTGGAGTTAGCACAATATTGCCGTTTGTATCTGTGGAAGAAATTGTGTTTCCTGTAAAATTAATGTTGTCTATATCTAAATCATCAGTAAATGTAAGAGCTGTATAAACATTAGAACCCGTGCCATACAAAATTGTTGTTTTACCATTTGGAATAGTGACACTTGTTCCTGTAGGCCCAGTTGTTCTTACCACTATATTTTGTCCACCCGTTGTTCCATTTTTTACAACATATAATTTTTCTTGGGCTGGAATATAAATATTTGCTGTCGTGCCAATAGTTCCTTGAACATCAAGAACCATATTTCTTGATTGATCTGTTTGACCATTATTTGTTGTAAGAGTGGTATCTCCAGAAATAGTTATAACTTCATAACCAGCTATTGCTTGCTCTAATAAAGTTCCCATGTTTCGATTGGTGGTAGAACCCCATGTACCAGCTTGTTCCCCGGTAGCAATAAGTTCTAATCGTAAAGAATTTGAATATGTACTTGCCATTACGCTGCTATCTCCGTCCAACCTGGGGTTTGCGAATCGTCAATCACTTGCCACACATTAACAGCAGGTACTTGACCAGAAGAAATAAATCCTGTGGCACTCACTCCGGTTGGAGTAATAAGAGCTGTGCCTGTTACATTTACATCTCCAACTATACCAAAAACATTCATTCCAGAGTTATTTACTGGAATAAGTATAGATGCTTTAATTGTTACACTATTTAGTGCGGTATTTCCAATTATTTCAGCATTATAATCCATATCAAGCATGAAGCCCATGCCTGGGTGGCTTGCACAATAGACATACAGTTGTGGTGTAGAATCAGTAAGAGTAATTTCTACATAAGCTCCCGGATTACCAGCAACTCCATTAACTGTTACTCCTGTTGTATATTCCGTTCCTCCTCCGTGCGTTCCATCTGCTGTAGTAGAGAATCGTAAAGGATGAGTTCCAACAGAAGAGTCTGATAAATCAAAGCGATAGGTAAATGGAGGATGAAGACTATCAAGTGTAGTCTGCATAAAGTAATTTAAGTAATAAACATTACCACTACCACCGTTAGCAACTGTCACATTAAATGTTTCATCGCCTCTTGGTTTAGCTATAACATTACCTGCAACAACCGTTTCTTGCCCTAAATGAGCTGTTGCAGAAACTCCAGTTACTTCAGCAGTGATCGGTAAGACAGCTTCAGCCGTCCCTAACTCTGCTGTCATTAGAAGGTTAGTGTTATTAACGGGAACAAGAATACCTACAAAGACCGTTTCGTTACCTAATTCAGCAGTTGCCGATACACCCGTTGGGAAGACTATGACGCCCGCTCCTGCATTAACAGTTCCGATGGCTCCAGTTGCCTGAACACCCGTAACCTCAAACACCATGTCAAATTTGGTTGTAACAACTCCAAGGCCAGTTGTCCCGGCTACGCCTGTAGCGGATACAGTTACATTAACTGGCCCTCCTCCTGAAGTGGAAAAAGCGTCTTGTGCGTATGAGTCAAAACCAAATGCCATATTTTATTTTATCCTATTAATTAAGAAAATACGAGTATTTGGTTTTACTCCTATTCTTCTGATTTATATACAGGGGTTGGTTCAGCAGGAATTAAAGTATCTATTTCTGTATCTTCGTCCCATAATGTATTATTTTCATCTACAGGAGTTAAATTATCATCTTCTAAAAGACCGTTAGTAATAGTTCTTAAATTCTCTCTATATGCTTGAAATGCTGCAACAGATTCATCAGTTAAATTACTATCTAATAACTGCGTCCAATCAGTGCTAGGTATTCTAGCCTCAGCTGAACTTTTTAAACCATCTCTTCTCATTTGAAACCAAAACTTAATAAAATTTTCATGAAGTGATTGTCTATGAGCTAACTCTGAATCAGTCTCTGGTCTTATTTCTCTTTTACCATCATTTTCCCAATTACGAAAACTTATGTTTGATCTTTCTAGTGTCTCTTTTTGTGGTATTCCCATAATTATCTCCTTTAAATTAAACTATTGTTGTTGGTTTTATAATAGCATAACAAGTTGCTGACAAATAACAATAATTTCCGGGATCGCTAGTAGCACTATAACTATTAGTTCCTATATATATACCACCAGGAGTGCTTTGAGGCCAACCATCATCATTACTGCTCATCTGACTGCCACTAGGCCCAGTATTGTAACTTGGTCTTATATCCCAACCACCATCATCAGGTCTATAAGATGTACTAGCATCATTCATTTCTCTCCACACATGACTCCGTATATTAAATCCAGCAATAGCTGTATTCATCCATATTGAACCAAAAGCTAATGTGCCATTACCATTATTACTTGAATAACCAACATTTTGAACACCACTATAAGAAAAAACGCCACCTTGAGTGCATTGGCTAGTTCCGCTTGCACTTGTACCACTAGGCCCATACCATCTTGTTTGAGTTTGGCTATATTGAGTTTCCTGAAAAAGATAATCTCCAGTTTTATCTACTGGAGCAAAAGATGGATATTCAGCGCTTTGACCTAATGCTCCACACGACCAATCCACTTGATAACCTCTAACATTTCCATCAAAAAGGTAATTTGTTTGTAAATCTGCTGATGCGGTTGGGTAACCCATTATAAATCCATAGTAACCAACTGTTTGACCACTTTGAATATAAGTTGATGATGGTATATCAGTTCCATTTTTTACTGATTGATGGTTAACTAAAACTTTTACTACTTGTGTGCTATCATCTAAAGGGTTTATGTAATCAACTTTAGTAGATCCCGCACCAAAAGTTATATTGCCATTAGAATCTAACATAGCGGCTTCTGTTGATGAAGGCCTTGAAGACGGAATATTTAGATCTGCTGATCCAGATAATGTTCCTAATTTATTTGTGGCAAGTGTCGACATATTTTTATCCTTTTAAGTAACTGCTTTCGGCATTCCCCATAACTGCATCCATCCGCACACTTTATAAGTAGAGCTTTGTCCTATAGCTCTAAATCCGTCTATTGGCGCATTCAATGGTGCAGGAACTGAGGCATTATTTCTTTTTGGTTTATAATATTCCCATTGTATCCTTCCTCCTCCGTAACTACTCTCAGTGCTTAATGTTACTCCTTCCATATTCATATCTTTTCCTCTATTAACATAACCATTGTAATATCTAAAAGAACCTTGCATTCCTGGGCCATCTGATCCATACATACCGCTAGTATCCCAAGGAGTGGCTGAAGTAGAAAATCTATTGGAATAATTACCGTTATCAGTCATACTGGTTGACTGAGCATAATTTGTGAAAATAAATTCATGACCGTCATAACTTGTATTAGCATTAGGATTTCCCATTTCGTTATAATATTGAGTGCTACAACCCAAACCTCCACCAATTGGTTTTAAGGATTGAGATGATTGAAACATAGCCATATTTGTATCACCAGAGTAAGGCGCCCAGTATGTACTCATAGTATTTCTACCACTTCTTCCGTGAAGTATATGAAACCTGATTTCCCAACAATAAATATCTCCTGCTGCATATGTTCCGTTTCCATTAGCCGAAACTTTCATGCTTGCAGCCCAACCATCTTGTTCTAAATGATCAAATAAAATCCAATCGCTATTACCTCCAGCACTTAAATTTGAAAGAGTCGTAGCTGTAGCAGGAGCTGATATTACGCCTGTTGTACTTACTTGTAGTCCCTTGTTACTTGAAGGTAATGATGTAGGTAATGTTAAAGGAGCTGATCCTGTTAAACTTTGTATTTTTTCTGTTCTTACTGTCATATTACACCTTTAATGAATTTAAACTTACTTCAGACCATGCAAGACCTTCATTAATTGAAGATGCTCCACTATAATCAAATAATCTAACTTTTTCTACTTGATTTAAAGTGCTGTAATACCAAAAACTATTTGACCAAGTACAATTTCCCGCGGTGTCACTATCGTAATTTCCTCTTCTCCACGAAGAATAAGCTGTACAATGTAATCTTCCTCCAGCTCCGCCATTTACACTGCTATCTTCAACAACAGCTGCTTGTCCTGCTGAAACAACCATTATTCTTGCTTCCATATTAAACACAGGTCTTTCATTTTCTAAAGACGTAGCAGTAAATATTTCACTTGATGCTGAAGCTCCAGGAACATCATAAGAACTATGACATAATCTATGTTCATTCCAGCTTTGGTTAGAATATTGTTGATGTGACGTGCCACCTCCACCAGTGCCATTATAAACTCTAAATCTCATATTAGTGCTACTACTTAAAACATTGTTACTTGATCCATCTAAAAATTCTAGTCCTAAAAATCCATCAGCTGCTAAACAAACCCCAGAACAATTAATCCATATATCTTGAACATTATCAGCATCTGTACCAGAAGGCACTACATCCAAAGTCATATTAGAAAGAGGAGATGCTTGTGTTGCTCTTACTTTATCAACAAAAACACGACTTATATCCCCACTAGAATTTTCTAATCTATCTGTAGAAAATCCTAAATCTCCATAACCTAAAACCCCACTACTTGTAGAAGTTAAAGATGATTGAGACGATGGATAAGTAGTCGGAAGAGTAAAATCTTCTCCACCTGGTGTACTTATCTTATTTGTTTTTATTAACGATGCCATAATATTACCTTTTTACTATATATTTAATTCCTTTGCAATTTCTAAGCTACTTGTCCTAATGTAATTTGAGACTGACTTTGTTTTAACTTAGCATAAACTTGTATTCTTCCTCCATTTATTTTTACCGAATTTCTATATGAATAATTGTAAGGAAGAAAATACATTTGATACCCTCTAGCATGAGCGCCCGTAACTGGATAGTTATTGGTTTGATTGCCGCTTGAATACCAAGACATTCCGTTTATTGTTCTTACATAATCAATAGCGCTAGTAGATGCAGCGGCTAAAACATTATAACGAAAATAAAAACGAGGAGCATAGATTTGATTGTCTATTCTTATGTCTCCTGTAAAAGTTGAAGCCCATTGTGATTTTGGATCAGTGCTTGTAAATCTTTGAACTGGTTGATTCTGACTATCTGAACCTACTCCATAATTATTACTTCCGCCTGTCATTCCTAATCCATAATCACTACCATTATAACTACCACCATTTACAGCCCAACTTCCTCCATTACTATTACCTGATGCGTTGAATGATCTGTAACTTAAGCTAGTTGAAGAATTATACCAAAAATTACTTCTCCAGTTCCATGATTGTGTTCCTAAAGCTATTGCTGAACCAGCAGCAGACATTGGTCGTAGAAAAATACCAGAGCTTGGACTATGATTTGTTTCTAAAATGGATACAAAATCCATTTCTATTCTAAATGATTCTATGTCGCTAGTTGCAGCTGCACTACTTGTTGGAACAATAAATTCTACATAATTTGTGGTTCCAACATAATTATTAAAATCTCCATCATAAATAAGTGTTTCCCCTTGAGGTGATAATGTTGGCACGCTGCTACCGCCTGTAGCGCCTTTAACTTTCAAGCCACCTTGTCCATCTGTTACAATTGCTGTGCCGTCACTACTATCGGATGTTGGAAGTTTCCATGATATTGGCCCTCCTGTTGATATACCATCGCCATTATTTACAAATGTTGTGCCAACAGGAGAAACAGTTGCTTTTATTCCGTTATTTATAGTAACCGTAGCATAAGCATTTATTACTGGTGAAAACATAGTATCAGCTGTAATGGTTGTATCTGAAGTAAAATCAGCTGTTCTGTCCATAACGGTTGAATTAGAAATATCTACAGCATAAAGATCAGCACTATCTACAACAGTTAAGGTATTGCCACTTGTTACCTCATAATCAGATGAAGTAAAGTAGGCTTTATTAAATTGTAATGTTCCTTTAAATTGACCAGTAAGAGCTTTATCCGCTGTCAATGTTTCAGTAAATATAGCGTCTGTTTCTACAACATTACTTGCCATATCCGTAGCAGAAAAAGCTGCATTGTCAGCCGGGTATGTAGAAAATATTTCAGGAGCAGCAGCAAAGTTAACTTTGTTGTTAGAATTAGAAGAAGATTTAATTTCTGATCTAGATAAAGTCCAAGGAGTACCAGAAGTTAAAGTTCCTTTACCTACCTCAAAAGCATTATTGGAAGAATCAACAGCACAATAGAAGACCTCATCACCCGTTGCATGAACGGCTGAAAAGGCTCTAAAACCTCCATCAGCTCCAGTTCCAGATAACGAGAATGTTCCCGTGCCTGTTGTGGTAGCTTCTTCCTTGGTTCTATCATAGAATTTCAGGGCCATAAACCTACCTTTTTAAATCTAAGCTATTCTAATAATAGCGTTTGTTGCGTCAGCAGCTGGGAATTGAATTGTAAAATCTCCAGCAGAACTTGTTTTATCACTACCAAAATCTAAAACACATACAGCATTATTTCCTGAAAGACTATAGTTGTAAATTAATGCTCCTCTAGCAGTAATAGAGCTAGAAGACCAAGTTACATCTGCAAAGTCTGTTAGGGCTGTTGTTCCAGATAGTGATGGCGTTACATTAGTCAGAGACTGACCGCCAGCTGAATAAGCTGTTCCAGTTGCCTCATTACCTGATGCGTATGCGGTTGTAGTAGCGTCTAGAGAAGCACTATTAGTATAGAGAGCCACATAATATGTGTTCCCGGTACCAGTGCTAGTCGTAGTTCCACCACCACTTCCGTTAGTAAAGTTGTGAAGACCTTGCAACAATTCTTGTTTAAAACTGCTACACATTGCTTGCGTTATTGCCATTACATTCTCCTTATTGATTCAGCTAACGAACGATGTCCTTCTTTTTCAAGAAGGTTTATTACATTAGTGCGATCACTTTGAACCGCTTGAGTCATATATATAACTAATACATGAAAAAGCTTTTCTTTGTAAGTATTAATTTGCTCTTTAATACCATCGGGCGCATCGCCACTAACATAAATTATTCTATCCATAGCTAATTTAGCTACTTCTTCTGGAGTCATTCCTCTATTTTGCGTTGTTATAACATTAACATCTCCAGTATTCATTTTTACTTCTGCTGTAAACATTTTAAGTCACCTTTTGTCTTACTATTGTTGAACGATATTCATCTGTACGGTTACGTCCCTCTCCAAGATTTTTCAACCTAGACAGCGCTTCCATATAACGATCATTATACAGTTTTATTAAATCCGGCTCACCCTTTAAAAATGTGTAAGCCTCAACTAATGATCCATATAATAATGCGTTTTGAGCATTAGTACCAAACCAAGATGTTCCATCTGTAGATGTAGTTATGGAAACAGGCTTGTAATAATAATGCAATTCTACTTCATATGATTGATCCGGGGTGGGTGAAAGTATAAAAGTATTTTCATCCCATAAAGAATAATATTTAGGCATTCCTCGTGTGGTATCAGGATCGGGATCAAATGTTTGTAAAAAATTAACATCTTTGTTTAAAAGAAAATGATGTGTTCCACTAGAAACAATACTTAAACTATAGGTAGATAAAAAATCATCTGGAGTAGAAAGATATTTATTGTTAGCTGTGGTATTACCCGTAGAATTTTTTCTATCTAATGGTAAATCTGATTCGCTAAACATTCTTTGTTCAGCATTTTGTATAAAATTATCTAAATTAGCAACAAAGGTTGTTCCTGAATCTTCTACAAAATCTTGTATAGCTGTTTTTAATGTTGTGTATGTGTATGCCATTATACTACCACCGTTATACTACCTAATTGTCCATTTAAAGAATTAGTTCTAAAAGCATGACCAATTAAATCTTCTTTTGAATTAACAAACCCAGGATTTTCTGTTCTTACCACACCTTCACCAGCCTCTACATCAATACTAGGTCTTGGCTCGTATAATGCTTGGGGATCTACAGTATTAGTAGGTATCTCTAGTTGTGGTTGTTTTGGATCATAACATTCATGACAAGCTTTCCAACCATTCCATTGTTTCTTTAATTCATGTAATTTATATCTTTGACCACAAATGTCACAAATAGCAATTGCAAATTTTCCAAGAGCATAATTCATTATCTTACCCTATAACTCCTCATGTCTGGAGCTACTCTAAAGGATGACCGAGGTTCATCTTGATCAATAGCTCTTCGCATATCATCTTCATATGCAGCTTTTAATATTTCCATTCTTTCAGGAGCTTTTTTAACAGATAGCATATAAGCTAACCCACTTGCTAAACATGGATAAAATCTAAAAGGCATTTGTAAGGTATTATTGGGCGCATCAGCATCATCCATTCTTACTAACCTATTATAAACTATTTTATCTGTACTGTTATCTGGAGTAGGCCATAAATATATTTTAGGATCAATTTGTTTGTCTAAAAAATATTGAGTTGGTCTAGCTTTATTAGACTTATCAGGAATGTTTAAAAACTCTGCTCTGCTTACCATTCCTAAAGACATATCTGTGTCAGTTCCATTTTCATTTCGTCTTAAAACAGCATCTAGTACATCAATTGTATCTGATCCGGGAGAAATATAATTTACTCCTTCACTTACTGTGGTAATCGTTTGTTGAATAGTCCATTGATTAAGACCTCTGTTAGCCCAATCAGCCAAAAGTAAATTCATAGATCTTTTAGCTGTTTCTAAATCATAGCCTGTTCGTAACTCTAAACCACATCTTTCATAAGCTTCCTCAATGTAATCTGTTACATTTAATTCAAAGTTTTTAGAGTTACTTAATGTCATTAACTATACCTTGTTGACTTTCTTCTAGAGGACATAATTTTACCACATCCTTTATTCTTTTTTTTTCTTACTTTACCGCCTTTACTATAAAAAGACCTTTTCGTTAAAGTACCAAACTGAGAACGACCACTAGCCACTTTCAATAATCCTATCAATTTTAGATTCTATTTTATCAAACCTTCTTAAAACTTGGTCTAGGCTATCTTGATAATCTTCTTTAGAAACATATTCTTTAGCTACTTCTACTTTAAAATCATTTATCTCTTGCTGTGCTTTATTCATCCGAACAAATAAATTAGCAATAGCATAAGTGCCAGGAGCAATTAAGATGGTTAAACCAACATTCCATAGTAAGTCCATTTCCATCTTAACTCCTTATTACGTGTAATATATTTGAGCGTTGTCAATATTCGCATCAGTAGTAACTCGCAGTCCGTCTTTTAAACGAACTCCCATGTCACCTGGAATATAAACAGAATCATTGTTATTAGCGCTAACAGAATATGTTGTCTGTGTTGCCCAAGATCCATTTACTTGTGTTTGAATATTAACTGTACCTTCTCCTCCAGCGCCTGCAGAAAAATCAATCCCTTTAAAATATGCAATTGTACTTGCATAATTTACAGCAGGGTTTGCAGACTGTGGATTAATGATAGTTTCAGTAGCATTAGCTCCTAAATTTGC